CTGTACATCTATTGATGAAGGCGTAGCGTTAGGCTTGCTGACAACCATAATCATAGCCCCTGTGTCTGTCGCTGTGGTCTCGTTGTCAGCCGCATTAAGAGTAACACTTGTACTGCCACTTCCAAGAACCCAATTGATTCCGCTTGCAATGTAGTTGTCAAGGGTATTCGTCCCTATGGCGTTGCCACAAAGCGAAGCCGCTTCACCAACCAACGTGTAGCCCGAAGCGTTGCCCGACTGAAGCAACCCGTGATTGGTGGATGAAATCTTATTGGTGACCACACCGTCATAAACAGCTCTTGCGGCATACGGAATACTCGCGCTACCAATTTGAATAATCATAGCACCCGTAGCCGTGCCTACATCAAATGTTGCATTGTAGTATCCCTGCTTGCTGTTCGTGCCTCTCACGGCAGTTCCGCAGTCGGGAACACACGCTGAACATGCACTTGCGGGAGACAGAGTAGCTGTTGAGCCTGACGTTGTTTGGAATCTACTAATGTTGCCGTCAGAATAGAATCCTGTCGCTGCAGGCGTAGTAAGCGCAGCATCGGTGTAGATAGTGGTTGCTCCCGCAAGGTCAGGCGCATCAAGATAAACTGAAACTGTTGTTCTACAGCAGCACGCAAGCTCAGGCTTGCTTGAGTCATAACACAAGTTAATAGCCGAACCTGTCTGACGGTAGTCGTAAACGAGGTAAAGATTATCTCTTGTCGATGATGCAGTATTGGTGAAGCTACCGGAGGTGTACGGTGAGCCAATGCCTGATGTTGGAATCAAACCACCGAAACCTGCAGGTGGGCTTGCAATAGCAGCAAGAAGGTTTGTGATGCCTGTTGGGGTATTGGCATAGCTAACATTGGTTCTCAAGAATGAGAACTGCGTTCCGGGCTGCGTCACATACGTGTCCGAGCCAAACCTGTTTCCGGCCATAGTAACGGTAGACCCTCCGCTTGGAATAAATCCACTGCCCTTCAAACCCGTAAAGATGTCGTACTGACTAACTACAGGTGCGATGCCTGAGTTGCTGAATGTAATCTGAGTGGAAGATGTAGGCGAAGTGTACGTGCCCTGTGCAAATGAGAACTCGTTGTGGATGAGTTCACCTGCAGCAGACGCGCTTGTCAAGCATACCTGAATCACGTTGAGGGTCTCTGCGTCAGGGCACTTGACCGTAATCAGCACCGTGCCGTTAGACCCTCCGCCACCAACGGTCAAAATGCCCGTCGTAGGAGTGGGGTTGGGCTTGGGAACAGTAAGCGTGCCGATAGTTGGAGACGACTGCGGCCCTGTAGCATAGTTAACACCGTCGTACTGAAATCTCAGGTCAGCAAAGTTACCCGTGCCTACAAACTGATAGGTGATAACAACGTCTCCCGTGGTAGTGCCGAGGTCGTAGGTAGCGGTAGAGAGTATGCCGCCGTCTACGTTGAATGTGTGTGACGGAACGCAAGGAAGTTCCTTCTGTTCAGTAGGCAGATTCTTGAGGTTTGAACTCAACACGTACTCACCTGCGTATGGGTCGTAGGCTCCGAGCTTCTGTTTGTCGAAAGACACTTGGAACAGTTCCCTAAACCATGTGCTCATCCCTTGGTCAGAGATGACGTTGAGCTGCTCGTTTTGCGCACCTGAGCCACGGAGCTGAATGACAACGCCGCGCTTGGCATCGGTGAAGAATTTATCATACCCGTACTCTGCGTAGCTCTCAGGGTTGTCAGAGATACCGTACTCTTCGGTGCGAGCAATCTGCGTTCCGAGAACTTCAGGGATAGACGCGATATCGCCTCCGCCCACAGCATCGGACAGCAAGTTTTTGCCTGCGAGGACATACGAAATCTTATCCTCTTGCAAGACAAGCACATCGGTTTCGCGACCCGCCATCTTTCTGATGTAACCGAACCGCTGCTCAAGAGGCTTGAAGTTCAAAAGGCCAAGGTTGAACTCATTGGTCTTATTGACGTTGCTCTCTTGGTTGTAGACACCGCTGTATGTGATATCTGCATAACGTCTAACCTGCTTGTAGTCCTGACCTTGCGTAGCTGTCACCCTATTTCCAAGAGTAAAGTCCTTGCCAACAATAGAGTCGCGCACTTTGTAGCTCTCTACTCCATTGCCATAGGTGTAGCAGTTGTAGAATGCTGTATCCACAATGGCTGACTGCGTAGACGTTTGGTCTTGGACATTACCCTCGTGGAAACCGTTGGTAATAGGGTAAGACACTGAAGACTCAAAGAAGATGTCAGGCTGCGCATCAGCAGGCAACGTCTCAAAAACCAACAGGTCAATCGCACGACGTACCCTAATACGACCTTTGAGGCGTGAAGTCTTATTGTTGTTGCTGCCGCAGCATATCGTGCCACGGAAACCGAGATACTTTCTTCCGCTTGGGTACGTTAGCACGCAAGCACCAAACTCGCTCTGAGCCAACCCTGAAGGGATGCCAATGGTATTGAGGTCGTTCGGAACGCGCATGTCGTCTTTGCCGTTACCCGTGTCAAAGTTGGCTGAACCTGAACCTGAAATGGTTGAGGGGTCGTTAGGTGAAGATGGTGAGGCTGACCCTGCATTTTTTACAAGACCAACACCTCCGCCTCCTGTGTAGAAGTCCTCATTGATAAGGGTGGTAATAATATCATCGCCTACAAACCAATCGGAAAGGCTGCTGTAGTTCTGCGTAACAGTAAACTGCAGGTCGTCAATGTCGATTCTTCTTTCTTCACAGACATTACCCGTACCAATTCTATCACCCTGTAGCTTGATGGTTACAATAGAGCCTGCAGGAACCTGATAATCTGCCCCCGGCCCTGAGCTACCACCCGTAGGGTTGCCCATAGGGTCGTTTAGTGGCAACAAGATGTATGGCGCTCTATCAGTACCGATGTTAAAGAAGTCCTCCGCTTTGGCTTCCACCAATCCTGTGTCCTTCAAAGACCCTTCTGATGCGTTGAGCGCAAGGCCATCAGTGCTGATAACCATGTAGGTTCCTGTCACGCCATCGTTGCCAGGAAGCTCGTTAGCCTGCATGACCTTCTTCTCAAGGACAGTAACGTACAGGCACTCATTGACAGGGCCGCTTGTGTCGGCCTTGACAATAAGCCTATCGCCCTCCTCGACCTTACGAGGGTTCTCGCCCTGAAGCAGGATGTAAGCCCTGTTCTGAGTTGAGTCAAGGAAGAAGGTGTTTGAGTAGATGGTATTGTATCCTGCCTCATCGGGCTTGATGCCAAACTTGTACCTCGTCGCCCATGCGGGAGGTTTTTGGCTCGTAGGAATCTCTACCCTAATCTGATTTTTGGAGTCGCTTGCGGAGCACGGAACATGAACAGCGTTGTCGTTACTCACAAGGGCTGTAGTAGACCTGTTGTACTCATCCATGTAGATGATGCCCACCTCATAGCCTCTGTTGCTGTGAAGGCTCTCTGATGTCCCCGCAGGGAAGAATGTCACCTTGGTAGAAGCAGAGCTTGCAAATCGGTAGAAAAAGAAAGAGTCGAGCGTAGGAGAGGCGGGGTTGTTTGTATACCTCAGACCGGGGAATATGACCTCGCAGGTATTGCCCGAAGTTTGATTGAAGATGACAGGCTCAGGTTGAGCAATGGTCGTAGCCGAAGTAATACCTGTAGTTACCAATGTAAACGTACCCAAAGACTGCTCTCGTCCACAGTTGTAGGTATCTGTAAGTGTCCCTCCATCACATGATGTTGACGCACCACCGCCATCGTAAACGGGCAAAATGTTGGTTAAAGTACCAACCTGATTTTGAAAGTTCGCACTGCCCATCCAATCAGCCAACGTGTTGTAGTTGGCGTTCAGAGTAAACGTCGCAGTGATAGTTTGGGGCGAGCTGCTTGTACCGGGAGGCACTTGCGAAGGGAACGACCCTGTGCCCACCTCTTGAGGAGAACCCGACTCCACGTAAATCTGAAACTCAAACTCCATGACACTGCCTGCCGTAAGCCTGCTGTTGCCCTGCGCGTCAACACAAAAATCTGTGAGGTCAATGGTTTGCCTTGCCCCTGTTACAGTTTGGTTGCTACCACCCACACTTGCCGGCAATGTATACGTGTAACTTAACGTAGAAACGCCGCCCGAAAGGGTCTCCACCGAAAGCGTACTTTGATTCAGTGTCGAGACATAGGTAAGCTGTGTGGGATTGCCGTTGCTATCCACAAGGTCATAGCCTTCAAGATAGTTGCCGTACATAAGCCTGTTGCCCATAAGCGTTTGCGCTTGAGCCAACAGGGGTACGTTGTCGTACAACCTGAGAATCTCGGAGTTTGGCAGAATCGTAAAGATTTTGCTGTCGCTGAAGTTGAACGTCAGGTCGTTGTTGTCAGGAAGGCCGAGCTTCGCTTTGTCGAGCTTCTCGATAACCTTAATCGTGCTGTCATTGGCTTCCTTAAACAGGATGTCAATGCCCTTAACAAGGCTGCTACCCGTGTTGTACGTGATGGTAGCATTGTTGTGCTTGTTGATAAACCCTTCGTTGAGGTAGCTCTTGGGCGTAAAGTCAAAATCCTTTGGCGTAAAGACAGGCGAAGAAAACTGCGATGTAGCCGAGTATTCGTTGTCGTCATATCTCCACCTGTAAGCAAAGCAGATAAACCACTCCTCCATAAATGTAGAAGAGATGTTGCTGTTGACGCTCGAAGTAACAGCAGGAGAGTTGACAGGTGCTCTCTTGATGACGAGAAGCTCGTCAGGTGTGATGGTATCTACATCACCACTTGTTGGCTCACCGTAAGTGCGCGTAACATTGATGCGCCTTGGTGGGTTGTAATCGTCTGTAAAGAACAAAAGGTCATCAATCAAGCTGACCCCTGTAATAAGATAGGTAGGGCTAAAGTTGAGGGTACTATTGACACCACCACCGTCATCCATGCTGACGACATGATATGTGGTAACCTGAGTGCTCGTGTTGAACGAGACAATAAGGTCGAGCTTGCCCGTATTGCTTGAGGCTGTAAAGGCAGGGTCGTGGACAAACCAATAGATGGTCTCCGTTGAGCAGTCCTCAAGCGCACCGATGCATCGCGCGGATGCGCTTAGTGGTGTGTTATCAATTTGAAGTGTAGTAAGCTGCGTATTGCCAAGAGTGGTTTCGATGACACCCATCTCATCTTCCTCGGTAGACCCGACTCGGATATTCAACGCATCAGTGTACTCGCCATCGGGAACAAGACGTTCGTCAAGTTCCTTGTTCATCTTACCCTTGGTAAACGTCCTTAAGTCCTTTGCCATTACTTAATCCACTTATCCATGCCACGGAGGTTCATCAACAATCTGCCGGGATGGATATTACTGATTCTGATTTTAGCATTGCGCAACAGCGCACCCTTTCTTTTGCGTGCTCTGTTGACCACGTACTCCTGCACACCCAACTTGCTGTTCAAGATGGCGTACTCGATGTATGCGTAAACAAAGTCTTCAAAGAGCTTGTTGATGTGAACCTTGCTGTCGTCCCCATTCTCCATGCCGTCTGACACGTACTCAAGAACCACAGATGCTCCCGTTCCAATGTTGGAGCTAAAGTTGATTACGCCTGATGCTCGGTCAATAGCAAAGGTCGGATTGGCATTTGCCGTCTCTGTATTGAGCGCATACCACGCGCCACCAAACGGAGTCTCAAAGTACCAATGACCTCCCACGAAGTATCCCTCGAAACCATCGAAGGGGTGACCCGTATTGAGGTAGATGCTCTTCTTGCCTCCCGTGATGCGTTGATAGTCAATCTCTGAGAACTCAGGAGACAGAGCATTGCCGTCCACATCAAACAAGATGCGCTCGTTGTTGTCCTGCAGGTATGACTTGGCGTAGTTGACCTGAATGTTTTCGGTCAGCGGGTAGAGATATCCATTTTTGTACATGGACACGCGAACCCAATTGACAAAGTCAGAGGGTAGGATAAACCTGTATTGGTCTGTGATGGTAAGCTGCAGAACCTTTAGCTCCTTAAACGCATCGTAGTTAAGCTCCTGAATGGCACGCTTGGCATGGAACAGAACCTTGTATCTCTCTTCGTTGTTGACAAGGCTGTGGTTGCCTGAGTACATCAACATGAAGTTGTTGACAATATCGTACAGGGAAACGTACTGATAGGAACCCCAATTGGCTCCTTCAGGATTTGCTCCCCCGTTTTCGTAATACTGAAACTGATTGATGTACGCCATTATCCTTCTTTTTGTTGCTCCTTGGTTTCTTCACCCGCAGCAAAGCCAAAGACTTCCGGCTCTCTAATCGTCACACCTGCGTACTGCAAAATCTTCATGGTAAGATTGTTCTCTTCATCAAGAGGAATCTCAAAGTCTTGGAAGTCAGTTGCTGTTTGGTTGAACACAGGCTCACCTCCCGCAAGAGTGACATACGTCCAATTGGGGTCGCGTGGGTATCTAAAGTATTGAGCGACAACCCGACCCGCTGTCATGTTGGTGTTTGGGAAGACCTGAACTGAAGTCTCCTCAGAGGTGTATGCAGGGTACTCAAGTGTGGGAGCGGTGTAGATAGAGTTGTTGAGCATAGTAATCTTGCTATGCGTCACCTTCTCTGCCTCGTTCTGTTGAGTCCCTGCTCTGAATATGCTGTAAGCTAGAGGTGAAGCAGATTCAAAAGAAGATGAAACTGTCAAATCAACCTCTGTAGGCACAGTCGCAATAGTGCGATATTGAACACCTTGCGTTGATGTTTCGAGAGCAATAATGTCTCCCGGAATAACACCGTCAGAAATAAAAGTGGCGGTAGTATCTCCAAACGACGTAGTTACACCGGGAGGCGCAGTTCCTTGACCTGAAGTCACAATGCTCTTGTATACAAGCACCTTATTGACGAGATAGTAGTCGCTACCTGTGGTGGCTGCCGATGGCATCAGGTACTGCCCTGCTGCTGTTGTGTCGAGGTTTAGGCCACGAGTTACAGAAAACAAGTCCATCGACTCCTCGATGCCCTTCGCCAAGTCCGCGATGCCCGTACCTGACTGTCGGGCGTTTTCCTTGTTTATCTGATAGTTGTACTGATAAAAATAACTCTCGAAGATATCTAGCTGT